CTAGCTCGGCACGTCGCTAATTGGTATTGGCGTCGTGGTGGCGGCAAGCGGGAAGTCTAGCGCCCACGCGCTGCCAAGATCTCCAACGATATCCCAACCGGTGAGAGGAGACTGGCTCGAGAAGTTGTCAGTTACTGCATTTCCCCGTCCGATCGTGATGTTTCCATATGGATAATAAAGATTGCAGGAACTACTCTGACTCACGAGTTTTTTTGCCAACGTCACAAGCAGATGGTTGGCATCTATTCGTGCACACGCTATCGCCGCAACGATAGAACCAGGGTTTTCGATATTGCCACCGTCCATAACGGCAAAGCCAGCGCCAACCGCCGCCTGGAGTGGGACGATAAGATCTGTTCCGGTATCCTGTTGAACGGTAAGAATCAGCGATGAATCGCTCTGTCGATAGACATGTATGATTGTCGGCCCACCGACCTGGGGTATGCCGTCGGGGATTGATGTGAATACGCCGCCTCGACCAGAGGCAAGTAATGCGCGCGCCGCTATCGGAGCAGCCAAGCGCGCAAATCGTTGATTATCGAGGGCATCACGGTGCGAGGAATCGCCGCCGGTGGCTATACCGGTGGCCGGGTTCCATGAACTGTCGCGCGGATTGCTGTCGGTAGTTTGCGGGTTACCGACGACGACATTCTGGGAAGAGCTTTCGGACATCGCTGCCACGACTTCTCTATGCATCTGCATACCGCCAGTGCTGCCATACGGAATCGCATTCCACCACACCAAAGGGAGTGCGCCGGCCGGCCGGTCAAGCATACCCCGCGCCAGCAGCAAGAAGCGCTCGGCCGCCGCCATGAAGGTTGCTTTTTCCGAGTACAATCGGAGGCTGTCCGTCTCACTCCAGGGCCATAACAACGCGCAGACGTCGCTACTATCCTCCGCTGAGAGCGCGCCGATCGCCTTCGTATCTGCCTCACCGTCCGCTCCCAATTGCCACCCCGACGGATCAGAGCCATTCTCTGGATCACTGACGAAGCTGCCGGGATAGTTGCCCTCGACTACCAGGTAAATTCCGTTGCCGCTCTCCATGGTGTAACTGCTGGGGCTACCCGTCGTCGCTAGTATGTTGTAGGCGAGTGCGCCGATATACCAAGCTATGCCCTGAACCAGTAGCGTGGCCGCTCCATCATTTAGCGAGTAGTTTATCGCATTGGATTGCCCGTTCACCACGAGCATGATCCCGACACGTTTGCCTAGCACCCAGCGTGTTGCGAAGGTCAGTAGACTTGATACGTCGGTGTTGCTAATTGCGTTCGCCCATACCGCGGCTTCATGCAGCCAGCATTGCGCGCCCCCAAATACTGTGGTGTCGTGCAGAAGTACGATTGACCCGCCCGCAAAGCCCGGCGGTATGGGCGCTGCGGTGGCAACCTGTGTTGCATCCAACCACGCGTCGACCCCACTCCCGGCTGTGTAGCGCAGGACAATCGAGTGAGTGTGGCGGCGTTCGAGCGAAGACGACAACACCGTCTCGCTCGCGCCAGGAAACAGCACGAGCCGGGATCCGCCGCCGGAACTGTCCGCCTGCAATATCGGGGACGACCCCAGCGTCATCAGAGTGATCGGATTGGCGTCTCGTCCGGAGTTCTGCCGCCAATTCGGACGTGACCAAACCAGGTACCAGGTCCAACTCGCTGCCGAGCTGTAACTCAAGGTAGCAGCACTAAAGCCGAGATCGGGATCAAGCGCTGGAGCCAGCGTGTTCGCGCCACCTACGACCAGCCCTATTCCTCCTAAATGGCCATTAAGCCTGGGGGTCGCCACTGGAGGGCCCGCCAAGACACCGAAGGAGTAGGGCGTGAGCGCACAACCGGCTTCGCAGCTGTTGGGCAGGCTCCCTACGGGCAAATTCCACCCCATAATCGGATTGCCGCTCGGGTCGCGGAACCCACCGACTGAACTTGCGTCCCACCAAGCCACGACGTTATCAATGGAAGTCGGCGACGAACTACCCGCTCCTGAGTTGGAGGAAATCGGCGATGCCCGCAGGGCCGTCCAAAGCGCCACCTGGCCGCCGCCAATTCCCATCGGCGAATTTGGCCCCACGAAGGCGACACTCATCTAGGTCACCGTAAAAGGAGTCGGGTATACCGTTGGTAGGCTGCCGTTCGTACCTTCAACCCAGGCATACCAGGTTCCCGGAGTCGCCGGGTTATTGACGTAGGCGCCCCAGAGATCGGTATTGACGTAGGACGCCTGGGTCCAATTGGCCGGTGGGGTCGTTGGCGACGTCCAAAACCCAAACTGAACCGGAGCATTGGACGGTGTGATTTTGGCGTTCACGCCGATCTGGCCGCTACCATGCGTGTAGCTACCCGACGGGGGGGCATTCCATGTGATCGCGGTCACCGAAATACCGGCCGCGGCCGTACTTTGCGAGACTACGGACGACGGCATCCCATTCCCCAAGGCATTGGTTGCAAATACCTCAAAGTCGTAGCTGGTGCTCGCCGAAAGTCCGGTTACGCTGGTTGCCGTGCTCGAAAGGCCGGATGCATATGTCGTCCATGCCGTCGTGCCGGTTGGTCGATAGCTGATCGTATAGCTGATCGGAGTGGTCCCGACGCTGGGTGCGGACCATGTGAGGGAAAGAGTCGTGTCCGTTGGCGCACCGGCAATAAGCCCGGTGACCTGCCCGGGAACAACACCCACCGCTGCGGCGGTGGCTCCCGTGACAACGCTAGAGGATGGACCGGATCCGGCGGAATTGTTAGCAAATACCTCAAAGTCGTAGCTGGTGCTCGCCGAAAGGCTGGTTACGATGGTTGCCGTGCCCGAAAGACCGGATGCATATGTCGTCCATGCCGTTGTGCCGGTTGGTCGATAGCTGATCGTATAGCTGATTGGAGTGGTCCCGACACCGGGTGCAGACCATGCGAGGGAAAGAGTCGTGCTGGTTGGCGCATTGACGGTAAACCCGGTAATCTGGCCGGGAAGAACGCCAGCCGCTGCGGCGGTGGCCCCCGTGACCACGCTAGACGATGGACCGGATCCGGCGGAATTCGCAGCAAATATCACAAAGTCATAGGTGGTGGATGCCTGGAGGTTCGAAATGTTATAACTTGTGCCGATGACGGCTGAATTTGCCGTACTCCAGGCTGTCGCTCCGCTCGCCTGGTATTGCACGTTATAGCTCGTAACCGAACCTCCCGAGGCAGGTGCCACCCAAGCCAACGAGGCCCCATCGCTTGAAACCCCGGTAATGACAACACCGGTGACGGCGCCCGGTATAGTTTCGATACTCTGAGTTACACCACCCGAGACCGACGCATAGATGACGCTGCCACCTGAATACGACACGCCTTGCATCATGCACGAGAGGCCCGAGGGAAGAACCGATGTCCCCGACGAACTCACGATACCAGCGCCGAAAGTCACATTGGCTCCGCTCAGATTGATAACGTTACACGCAAAGCCGGATCCCATATTGGCAAACACCGGCGTTAATGTGATCGGTTGGCTGCACACAAGAATTCTCCCGTTGTGTACTGTTCCATCCAGCGTCGTGCTTGTAGTTATCTCGACTACGGGATATTTGTAACTCGGTTGATTAGACACTATCCATGCCCATATGGCGCCAAAGGTCTGACAGACCATTGTGTCGCTAGCCTGCGCGACCCAAGTAGTATCGCTGTTTGATGCTGCAGCGGCGGGCTGCGCGTCGTTGATGGTCAGCCCGTTCAGAAAATTCTGGTAGGTAATGGAATCGGCGGAGCCACTCTGACTAATTCCAACCAGATCCCCCGTGGAAATTGTCGTCACGACCGGCAAGTCAGCGATGCTATAGGAGGCGCCGCTGACGCCGCTGGATGTGGCGCTGCCCGTCGCAGAGATGGTTCCAGCCGAGCTAATAGCAATGTTGCTGCCAGCGGAAAACAGTCCGCGCAGGAGTGATAGCTCGAGCAGCATGGGTGAGCCGCCCGAACTGAGCACAGCCTGATCAGACGGTTCAAGGACCGTCTGGCTCGGAAAACTTGCGTGATCCGCGCCGGTTGCGGCCAGAACGCAGGACTGCAGGCCAAGCCCTACCCCGACACTAATGGATTCGGGCCCGCCCAGTCCAAGACTTTCCCGGCCGAGTAATGTGCCCGTGGGCGCCAGGATCGCTGGCTGCACACCAGACAGCAGCGTACCAACGCTTATCGATTGCGTCATGCCGCCGTGGCTAAGTGGGATCTCATCGGCAGGGTCAACTGCAGAAAGCGACGGTAATTGACCAATCGTTGGCATAAACGCCTCACAGGATGGGGGGACGCAGCGAATGTCGGTTGAGGTCGGCTACGCCAGGACGGTCGTTCCGCTCATCACCGATATCCATTGGCCGCTACTGCCTCCTACGACCAGGATCCCAGTGCCTGCCCCGGCCGCCTCGCCAGTCTTGCGACCGTTGGTCGCATAAGCCAGGCCTCCGGCCACGGTCGCCGGTAATGTCGCCACGGGATAGGTTGGGAGGCCGATCGTGCCGCCATCAACGGATAAGCTGCCCATGACCGACGCGCTGCCTTTGGCAACAAGTGTACCTGAGGAGACTGTCAGCCCGGCGTTCATCGACACTGCACCCTGAAACGTGCTCGTGCCTGAAAACGTCGCGGTACTACTGGCAGTCACAGGACCGCCCAGGTATGACGCCCCGCCTACGGTTAAGCCGGTCGGACTATACAGCGTACCACTAACCAAGAGATTGCCTTGCAGGTGTCCTCCACCAGAAGAACCGAAGGCGGCACTATCCCAATACAAGGTGGTATTGCTTTTGTGGTCGAGGAGCAAGCCACCATCGGCGAAAATGGTGCTGGTGATATGAAGAGCGCTGATGCTCGTGTCATAGAAGGTATTTATCAATCCGCCGTAATCAAACGCGATCTGCTGCCCCGTGGCCAGCCATATGGTCCTGCTCGAATTAGTAACCAGATTTCCGGACGCGCCGTCAGCAACCGAGACTGAGGTCGAAAGTGTTAAGGTTCCGGACTGCAGCCCTGCGCCATCAAAACTATACCCCGTTTGCGTGTACGTATCGAATCCTATTTTGACTTGCGACGTATTGGACGCTGAGACAGGTTTGCCATACACGCCTGCCGAGGTGAAAGGTAGGACGTTACTTACGTGGATGCTGGCAACGGGGCTCGTCAGAGAGGTAGTGACTTGGGGTGCTGCGCCCGCGGTGCCGTTTGGGAATGCACTGCGGGTATCTATTACGGCGATGGAGTAGTTACCTTGGAGGTTTAGCATCCACTTGAACTGAGACGTAGCGCTCGTGGTAGTTGCGATACCGTTAGCCCATTCAAGTGGATATCCGCCCGACGCTAACGATATTGCTTCGTTTGCACAGAGCAGGAGGCCAGACCGCGCGTTAGCATCGTCAACATTGTTCGCGTTAAGGTCTGTTTCATTTCCTACCAAGGAGTTCGCGATCGACGATGGCAGGTTAGTTTCATCAACGGCGGGCAACCAGAGAGCCCAAAGTTCCGCCATCTGCCGGCCTACCGGGACGCCACCGGGCGGCAAGCTGCGTGTGGGCGCCGACTGTATTGCGACATGCTGGGCGGCAACCGGAGACACACCAAGCGGACGTAACGCAGATGAGTTCAGGTAACTTACTAGCGAATAGACTTCCGTGCCCGGACCATCAACGGCATTGCCGCTAGCGTTCAGACTGCTGCCGACGGTAGTGGTAAGCAGGGTATTCGTATTCGATGAACCGGCGCCACCTGCAAAGGCCAGCGTCATAGCGGCGCTAACAAGCGGACCGTCCCCAACCGCGCTCTGGCCTCTCGTCACCGCAAGTAAAGTGGGTACGCCAGATCCAGTGAACGACGCACTCATCGTCAGGGGTCCGGTCATCGTATCGCCGGATTTCTGGACTCTCACGTCCACATAGGATTTAGTCGCCGCGTGTAGGCTGCTCGTGGGGATGCTGGTCAGCGTTAGATAACCGGATAATGTGCCGCCTGCCAATGGCAGTGTTGTTGCTACTTGGGTATCAACATATTGCTTGGGAGTGGCCTGTAACGCTGTAGTGGGGTTGGACGGTAAAGTGACGGGCCCGATAAGAGTACCGCCAGCCAGCGGCAACGCCATACCGACCTGGGCGTCCACATATTGCTTTGTCGTAGCCTGCATCGTGCCCGACGGATTCGCGGCCAATGACAGGGAGCCGCTCAGAGTTCCCCCGAACAACGAAAGCGTTGTTGCTACCAGCCCATCTACGTATTGCTTGGGCGTCGCCTGAAGTGCAACGGTTGGACTCGCCGAAAGGGTAAGGGGGCCGGTCATCGTCCCGCCGGCGGTAAGCAAGGATTTTGTTACTTGTCCGGTAACGTATTCCAGTGTAGCTGCCCCGAGCGGGACGGCAGGGTCTCCCGATAACACCAGGAGACCAGTCATTGTATCCCCAGAGCGGAACATGCGAGTGTCTACATACTCTTTGGTCGCTGCCTGCAATGCGGTTGAAGGATCCCCTACCAACACCAAAGGCCCGGTCAACGAGTCCCCGGAGCGGAACATGCGCATGTCCACATACTCCTTGGTCGCCGCCTGCAATGCCGTGGAAGGGTCCCCCGCCAACACCAAAGGCCCGGTCAACGAGTCTCCGGCGCGAAACACGCGCGTGTCCACATACTCCTTGGTTGCGGCCTGCAACGCCGTTGAAGGGTCCCCTACCAACATCAAAGGCCCGGTCAACGAGTCTCCGGCGCGGAACACGCGCGTGTCCACATACTCTTTGGTTGCGGCCTGCAGTCCGACTTGCGGGTCGCTAGCCAAGTTGAGAGGCCCGGTCAATGTTCCGCCAGCTTTTGGCAGGGTGGCCGCGACGAAATCGGCCAGTCTCTGATGTGCCGAGCTGCCAGTCGCCGTCACCAGCAGTTGAGATCCATCGACGTTCGTAGCACCCGGCAGGCCACTCAAGAATTGCGCGTAGGTCACGGCAACGTTGGTGCTAGCTTGACCTATCGGCACGCTATCCGTCGCGGCCGGTACATTGCCCGCGGGCAACGTCGACACGACAAAACTGCTTGCCGCGGCGCTCAGGGTCCCGGAGGTGAGAGCCAAGTTGGCCCCGACGGCGACCTGCGCTGGGCCGCCAGTTCCGGTGCTCGGGCCACCCAGCAACGCCCCGCTCGCGACAGACAACTGCGGTTGAACGCCGGCCAGAATCTGAGCGCGCGTGACTGAACGGGCGATTCCGCTCTGGCTAACCATAAATTCATCGGTGTCAGCCGCAGCGGTTGCCGGTGCCAGTTGATCAATCGTGGGCATATTCGGGCACAGCTCCAGAAAGGATGATTGTTGCCGATTGGCAAACCAGATGTGAGACGGGAACCAGCACAGAGTGGTCTGAACGGGCCATCCCCGACGATCGATTCATCAGGAGGACGGCGCCAATATGGGGTTGCCATTCTGGTCCGTGACGACTGTCCCTGCATTGGTCTCAAGTGCATCCGCGGGAATCGGTGGAACCGACAGATTCAAGACCGGCACCAGAACACTTCGCTGAATGGTTCGCCCAGTCACCGTCCCAACGACGATGGTCACAGTATAGGTTGTGCCGCTTTGGCCCTCCGCCAGCCAAAAAACGCATCGTCTCCCGTCCACTGTTGTGCTACTGACGGACAGATCACCCGGATTGTCTGGGGTAACCGTTACGTCGAGCGTCGCTATCGAGTCCCCATCATTCCCGACCAGCACTGGCGATATGTCGACCTCATAATCGAGTGTGTCACCGGGATCTTTGGTCGGCCAGTTCAACAGCGGAGGTGCAACAGCGGTAGAACCGCGCGTTACCGGAATGAAGCTGTCAATCGTAACAGACCTTGCGCCGCTTGGTTTCCAAACATGGCTCGCAGGTGTAGACATTGCAACCTCCTAGCGCTTCTGCCTGTATCCCGGATACACGCGTCAACGGAATGGTGTGATACACCAGATGGCAGCGGCAGTTCGACGGCATAATGAAAAGGCAACAAACCACTTCGAAAATACAGTGACCATCTGCATGATAAACGGATTAGCTCACTACGCATCCACCAGCGTTGACGAAAGTTGTTCGTCACCTAGCCTTGAGATCTTGCATAACCTCTGGACACGCGCCTCGACATTCGCGTGCGGGACGCGAATTCCGCCGGGGCCCAAGGGGGCGCGCCTGTACGAGCTCAAATACTGCAGAGTGCTCCGGGCCTCTCCGTCATATCCCCTGCGGCCAGTGAGGCTGCCCGCAGCTACCATCTGACGACGACCAAACCTGCCGCACCGGCGGCTCCATTATACGGTGTGGCACTATTCGCACCGGTACCGGCCCCCGCGGCACCTCCCCCAGGAAAATTGCCGACGACACCGCTTGTCCCACTGTTCTGAGTCCCGCCCATTGGGGCCGCTCCGCCGAGGCCGCCCTGATTCAAGATGCCTGCCTGTCCGGACGAACCCCAAATATTAACGTCCCCGCCCACACCAATGCCGCCAGGGGTTGCCCCATTGAGCGGGCTTCCGACTGAGGCCAGCTGATTCAAGCCCCCTCCTGTGGCGCTGACATAGGTGCCAAATCTCGACGTGCCGCCCGCCGTCGCTCCGGCGCCCGCCATGGTCCCGCCATTTCCACCTGATCCGACCGTAACCGGAACAAGTTGACCGGCTAGGAGGTTTGCAATCCGCATACGGGCATACCCCCCGCCGGCCCCTCCCCCGCTTGGTGTGCTATTCACCGACGCAAATGAACCGGAGCCGCCGCCCCAGAGTTCAACCTCCATCTGCGTCACGCCAGGTGGTACGGTAAAGTTGCCAGAACTCGTAAAGGTCTGCACACCGGACGCAAAGCCCGGTCTCAGCTGTGGCAACTTCCACGTGAGAAATGGTGCTGTCGGTGAAAGCGCAATGTTGGATACAAGGACTTCGGTCTGGCCGTAGCTCACATTGATCGTATACAAGCCGACCCAGCCGGCATCCACTGGCGGGCTCTGTTGCTGGCCAGTTAGCGCCGGAGCGCCCACCTTGAGTTCCAACTGAACCCGCTGTACACGCTGCGTATTTTGAGCAACGCTGGAGTTTGCGGGACCGCTATACGGTTGTGCTGGGTTCGCCGCATTGTAATACGGTAGCACCACGGGGGTAACATCGCTTTCGAGGAATGAGGCCTGGATCAGATAATTGGCCGACTGTCCCGAGGTCGTCGGAGTGACTAAAGAAAAGCCGGTGGAAGATATATTGATCCCCATCTTCACGAGAGGATCGGTCGTGTCCGCCGCCAAAGAACCATATGACAGACTGTCGAGGGTAGTGAGCTGAATGAGGCTGCCTGGCCCGACCGTTACCCCAAGTGATGCAGGGGAGGTCGGGCTACACACCAGGCCATCAGCGATGGTGCTTTGTCCCAACACGGCCTGTGCTAAGTATCCCAAACCAACCATGGCACTGCGATTAATAGACAACAGATCTGTGTCAAGCGGGATACTTCCGGGATAGACTATGTTTCTGTCCATAAGACCCTCTGCGAGTGTATTAGTCGATGATCTGCGTCCAACCTATCGTCGCGGCTGGCAGAACGCCCGTGATCGCTAAATAGATATCGGCATCGGTAACCTGGGCCTGAACCATGGCCAAAGACGCATACTCGATCGCGCCCCCCCCATAACCACCGGAAAAGCCGCCCCATCCGGTCACCTGCCCTATTCCACCGTCGTTGAGTCGGTAGGCAGTAACAAAACATTGGAACGGAAGGTTCAGATTACCCCAGCCACCTGCAGCATTGTAGGCTATCCCGCCGCCCCGTCCCTCAAGCGACGCGTAACCTCCGGTGTCAGTTGTCCGAGCGGGCTCAAATATGATCGGCGCCCGCCCCGTGAGATCCTGTAGCACAGATTCGACGGCCGAACGCGTCGCGCGTTCCCGGAACATCTCAAGAATAATGCGCCTACGCAGCGCGTCGTCACCTTCACTCGGTTGCCGCCTGAGTCGTCGGCCGAAAAAATCCCATGCTATCAAGTCCAGCCACATGTCGCCGGCGGTAAGAATTCGGGTCTGCGATGTGGCATACTGCAGCATAACGTGTATAAGCGACCATGCGGCCCCTAGGCCACCAAGCAGACTGTCCAATATAGGAGCGCTGTCGGGAAACCAACTCTCGGGCAGCACAGCAGTCAGTCGATTTTGGAAATCAGATTGGTCACCAATCATATCAGTTCACCGAAACAGTTCCAGCCCTAACAATCCCGATCTCGCCGGGAACAATATCAATCGTGCCGCCATTTACCTGCAGAACCGTGACGTTAGTAACGGCGCTACTAGCATCATAGGCCACCTGCGCGATGCGCGTTAATGGCAACAACCTTCCAATTGTCAACGTATTTATGTAACTCGCAACGGCAGACGCAACCTTCGAGGCAATGATGGAGCTCGCGGCTCCGGGGGCCACCGATAGCGTCAGTGTGACGTTCGCCTGGACAACATTAGGTGCTTGCACCGAAAATATTGACCCAATAGGCCGGACGGAATCGACACTGCCATATACGATCGAAAGCAGCGAAGACGGCGGGTAGCCGGAGCCGTCATCGATCGTGATAACAAAGCTCCCGAGCCGGGTTGCGCCGCTCGGGTCGACGTTTTCCGTAATTACAAAATCTAATCCCTGCTGAATACTGGTGATCGCATACGCCACAGCGCTGATGGTCGCCCGTGAACGGCTCTGCAGATAATTTTGAAAGCTCGCGCGAAAGGCAGCATCTGGCTCCGCGTCAACCCCGTTCAGGGTCGCTGTTGGATTGGTAACCAAGTCAACACCTGGCAGTGCGGTGGCGATCATCGAGATCGTGTTGGCCAAGACGTTACCGGTACTGCCAGGCACCTGCGCGACGATCGGAACTGTGAGAGAATTCACGCCCGGACCGATCATGTACCCATTGAGCTGCACGTTCCACACTGAATTTGTGGCATCAGCCGTAACGGCAAATGTCAGGGTACCGTCCCCAGTTCGAACCAAAACGCCGACGGGTACTAGCGAGGATGCCGTCGCCGTATAGCGTGAAAACGTCACCGATCCGACTGCGGGCACAGCGGGAAGACGGCTCAGCGACATATCCGCCATCCAGCTATCGAGATCCGCCCCGACACTGGTGGCGGCCCTGGTCATCTGCAAGACCTGAAGGATCAACCATTGCATCCAAAGCGCCACGGACGCATTAGCTTCCAGAACTGCCCGCAGCGTAGAACCAATCGTGAGGTCCAGCAACTGAGTAGCCGCGGACTGCACCGCGGCAGCCATGTTCTGGACCAGGGAGGTGAACGTTTGAAGAGAGAGCTGCATGATCAGCTACTTACCGAGAATGTCAGCATTTGCGTCTCACCGCTTAGTGAATCGGTGTATTGAATATTAACGTATACCGTCGACAAGGCGCCCGCCGAGGATACCTGCACATCGATGGCAGGTTCCGGTGTCCGAGCGACGGCTGCCTCCCGGAATATTTGACTCCGTATCGTCGCTGTGATATGCGTCTCGTTCGCAGGAGTGCCAACGAAACCGCCTAATCCGGCGCCATAGTCGGTGTGCCAGATATAATCCCCGGGATTGGTGAGTAGGCGGCGCAGCACTCTTTGCTGGCCCAAAGTCGATCCCGATACGAATGCGAGATCTCCCGTTGCGCTGGTGGTCAAGTCAGTTTCCCAGATGTGGAAGACATCGTTCACGTGTTTCAGTCCTGCTCGTTGGAGATCGATGTCGTGCCGCCGCGTGAGTCGACATGCGTATGCCCATCGTAATGCGCACGAAGGCCCGAGAGGGAGCCATGGCTATCGTAGACATCGCCGTTCACATACAGATCCCCACCCATACGAATGGTACCGTCATTTTGAAGCTTGACGAAGCTGCCGGAACTGTGCACGAGCCAGAACTCCCCAACTGGGGCGGCTGGCGGCAGTTGGGTGGTGCTAAATGCGGCACCAATGATCACCCCATGCTCAGCGTTGCCCTCCTGCGCTAACACCATTACTTGATCGCCCGGCGACGGCGGGCAAATGAGACCCCAACCGGCGCCAACCCAAGGGGATAAGACCGGCAACCAACCACTTAGAACCCCCTCGGGCTGCAGAGTTACTCGTGCGCACGCCGAATTGGTATCCACAGAGCTCACGACGCCAAACCGTGGCTGGCCCGCCCCACAATCCAGAGCGTCGGCGTGCGCCTTTATGATGTTTAGGAGACGTTCCATCAACTAGCTCGCGGTCGCACCGGCAGCGCCGGGTTGATTGCTCGACGTGGACCGAGGGCTGCTGCCCTTCGCCTTTATTCGCTGCGTAAATCCATCATTCAAGCTAAGGCGCCGCTCGACGAGATCGATATAGTACGTTTGGTCGAATTGGGTGCCCGTGCCGGTCAAGATTAGCTGGCCGATCGGAGTCAGTAAGAGATCGCCTGGCACGGTAAATTCCACAACTCGTTCATGCATGGTGAGATCATTCAGCTTTTTTTGAGCGAAATTCAAAGCCTGGCCCGCAGTTAGGTTGGGGCTCACAAACACGTATTGCTGGGGGTTAGATGGTCCACCCGAACTAGAACCCGCGTTATTCGCGCCGGTCACTGTTTGGGCAAATGCACTGCCTTGGCGGGAGTTCCAAGTCTTGACAGTTACCGCGATACCTCGCGCGAGGGTTAGGCGTCGCTCAAGTCTCATATCGATGCAGTTGGCCGGCGTGATCAGATATGGAGATGGGGTCGCAGTGTTCGACGGAAGAAAATTCAGGGCCGTGCCAGTCACCGAGACATCGAAACCCTCTTGTAGAGCCAAGAACACCAACAAATCCCATTCCGTGGTCGACCGGCTGAACTGACCAAGTGTTATACGATCATGCTCATCCTGATAATACCTTCCCACCGGGGTCATGGTTTGTACCACATTGGGTGTCAGATCATGCCGCTTCGCTAGCAATGATGCGATTTCGCTCGAAGTACGATTAGAAAATGTCTCTTCAGTGCGAGCTTCGATCAACTGCGCCGACAAGTCACGCCCAGAAATATGAACTAGTCCACCTGTGGCATTTATCGCAACCGTATCCACAGTGCCGGTAAAAAGACTGACGAACGAACAGGCATCCAGGCTAAATAGGATTTGGACTGCAATCTCTAATTCCGAGGCCCAGAAGATTCTCCCAAAGGGGAGGCCGACGTTCAATGCAAAGGATGCAGAAAACGTGTCCGCAGAGAAGTGGTTGTTGCAAATGACTTCAACTTCTATCAAGCCTGGAACCAATACACCATTCGCTAAAATGCGCGCTAAGGGCGATCGCTGCGAGGTTAGCGGGTCACTGAGCGGCAATGCCTCCTCCTGCGGCCTGATCGATGTCGGGGATCATCAGGATCACGACGCCAATCAACATCGGATCCGATATGTCGTTGAGCTGAGCGATCCGAATCCATTGCGTTGCATCGGCGAGTTCGGCGGCGGCGACTTGAAACAAATTACCCCCTGTTACGATGATCGTTTTCACGATCAGGTACTCGCGTTCACAAGATTGATGGTGGCGCGGCCAATGTACGCTTCGGCTAACGTCAAAGAACTGATCTGTTGAGCCGCCGACACCATGCTACCGAATGTACCAGCCGTGAATGATATCTGGCCATCGGTGGTCCACGAGACCGATCCGAGAGCCCATTCGGCCTGAGAAATACCAGACGCCACCAGGGCGCTGGCGCTTGCTAGAGTATTCAACGCAGAAGTGTAAGAAGCGGTTCCCTTCAAGGCCGCGTCTGGCGCACCAAGCGCGCTCTGTGTGTCCGACAGATCAATCCCAGCGGCCGCAGCGAAGCTGAAGGCAGTTGTGACGTCGGACAGCGCATCATCCGCAAGCGATATTACCGACGCTACCACGCTGCTAGCCTCATCACATACCACGGTACAAGTCATACGATAGGGGATCCACCAGCCGGATCGATAATCCGCCTCAAATTTTTTGATTATTACAGAATAAAAGAACACGTCCCATGTTAGCGGTACGGGAAAGCCCGATACGCGCATTTCATCGATCACTCGGGCGCGAAGGGTGGCATCGGGACCGGAGAAAGTTCCGGAAAACAAGATATCCGCATCGTCCCGGCCGAGCGCGTCAATCACCCGCGTCCCTCCCGGCAGACGATGAATAACCAGGCGCTGAACCCCGCCAATATTGATGGTTGCCGGCACCTCGAAATCCCGGAACGAAATGGGACCAAGCAGTAGCGCGACGTTCGGCATTATGCAGCTTCTCCTGTCAAGCGCCGACCGGCGCACCAGGCCACGTAGCCGTCATGCGAGGATCGAACCCGGTTGTAGCCGCCCGCGGTAGGTCAGCTGCCTTGACAAGGCGATCAGTCATCCACCGCCCAAGCCGCGAGCCGTCGACATAAATGTCGCCTTGCAATGCAGTCGATTGCCGCTCCGTCGGTAATGGAGTTGCCGATGGCAAGGCCTCATTGGCGCTCGGGGAACATGCCCAGGCACCCGCATCGTACGGGGATGCACGCGCGCCCTGCGAAAAACCCACTTGCGATCCGGCTGCCCACTGTGGTGACGGATGCAAGGCGGGATGTTTCCCGGGTAATGGCGCCGAGATATTCGCTGCTTTAGGCAGTGACAATCGCGAATCCGCGTCGGTAATAACGGCTGGCGGCGGGGTGGTACCAGGGCTCATGAACAGGTCATCTCCTGATTCATCCCGGGGCGCGACACGAGCCGTCGTGGGAGACGGAATTTGCAGCGGATAGCGGACCGGGCCGAAATCGGCGATCGTCGCGCCATTACCCACTTGCTGACTCATGCCCGGCACCGACCTCAAAACACCGGGCTTTAGTGACAGGACGTCCGACGGTGTCATGTCAGGGCGATTTGCCGGCGCCGTTTCAACCTCTGCGGTGGCCTGGGACGCACGAAGAGTGAACATCGACATTGCAGCAGGAAGAGAAAATACAGGCGTAGGGCTTCTGGCTGCCATAAGCAGGTCCGAGTGGTTCGAAGCAAACAAGCCCGGATCGACACGGAACGGATCAAGGGGAAGTGGAATAGACTTGTCATCACGTCCACGAGCAGGTGCGGTCGATCCCGTGTTAATCAGCTCGGCGACACCGGGGCGAACCTGCAGATCGGCCGCGGCGCGCGTCAAATGCTTCAAACGTGTCGCACTGCTGTCGACAACACCATTCAGCGCGAGAAGATCCCGGCGGATGGTCGCCAGCCCCTCCGATACACCGTTGTCCAGAGCCAGGGTGATGCCGATTGTATAAGCGTCAATCATTTCATAACCCTGACATTAGTTGAGCGAATATCTGGCCAATGCGCTCCGCTATGGCAGGCCCTGATTGCCGACCTGCCACACCCAGAAAGGGATCGGGTGGTCTTCCGGCGGACCCTAACTCCCTCGTTACCGCCACTGAATCGGCCGACCCAATTACAGCGGAGTGCTCGTCTACGCGATGCGATACAACCGCCGCAGTCGCAGTCGCTCGCCCGCGTCGGCTCGCGCCACCCTCATCAGCCGGCGATGCCGCTATTGCCTTGACGGTCGCCTCCAGGTCGCGTGCCGCCTGCTCCAGCGCATCTGTTTCGGTATGCCCAACACCGAGGCAGGATAATCGATCCGCGAACGCCTTCAGGCCGCCAATCGAGATCACCTGCGCTCCTTCCAGCATAGGTTGTGCCAATCAAACTCCCTACCATCGATCGTGCCGAGCGCCACGATCCACGCAAGCCGTTCGTCGGGCGGCAGACTAAATGCCACATCCAAGGGCACCCCGTTCCTGACCAAGAACAGACAGTCAACCAGATCGGGGTGCCTGCTCAGTTTCCCGCCGCGGCCATCGTGTCTGCGTGGGTAACGTCGAGCTGCCCCCCGAGCGCCTCAGCAGCGGCGGCAATCCCCAAATCGCCCAAACGCGCGACCATCGACTCGATCTGCTGCTCATTGGTCGGTGCCGGGACAGGCACGCTGTCAATTTCGGCCACCGAGCAAGCGAGCATCGCCATACCAAGCCAGGGCTGATTATGCGCGAGGACCGGTCCGGCCGCCTTGAACAAGCGGAGCTTGTCAAGTGACGTCATACGGCGGAGCGTCAACCGCCGACCCAACCTGTCGGTAACAGTAGGAGCGGCCGTGGCGGCGGAGATAATCGTGGCTGAGGGACTCATCAGATGCGCATCCGGCGTGTGGCGAAGAACTCCAACTTCTGCTTGACGCCACTGTCGCCCTTCCACTGACCAGCGCTGGTCAGCTTAAACGTCACGCCGTCATACAAGTAAGTAGACGTTGACCCGTCTGTCTCGGATACATACTGATACATTGTGCCGGCGGGTACTGTGCTGCCATTGTAGAATTGCTGCTCCGAAGCTGCGATGAAGTCGTCGACAGCGGAATCGCCCCGCTCGATTTCGAAGGCGCCTTCCCAGCCTTTGGGAAGTTCAGCCCCCATCTGAGTACCATCGAGCCGGTCCACTCGTACCGCGTATGTTAGCTGGCGTGCTTCAAACCCGGTGACATACGAGAGATCGACGCGACCGGCGGGACCCAAAACAATCAACTGTGTATCCCGGCCAACGGAAAAATTGGTAAGCGCCACGTTAGGATCTCCTTACGTCGGTTGCCCGTTGGGCAGCGTCTGAACGGACACTACAACAGTCTGGCCGCCCTCGATGTTCACAACGAACTTCTCGTTGATCGACTGATACTGAACCTGGGCATCGGATTGAACATACCCAAGGCCGGTGCGGCTGGCAGGATTGTTTGAGGTGTCGCAGATTACGCTGAAGGGAAGGCTCCCGTCGGCGCTTCCCAGAATGCCCTGGTTGAACATGTTCTGCAAAAAGGCAAGTTGCGTTGCTCGAATTTGTTGAAACAGGGTCGCATTGATCAATTGCCCGACGAACAGGCCCATTCCGGCAGCAAGGGTCTCAGCAAGATAGTTTGTGAGGCGCGTGTAGTTGTCTCCGTTGGTGGCAAGGTTTGAAGACGAATTGTGCCCCGCGCGCACACCCCAATATGCTCCACCAGGCTGAGGATTGCTGACAACATCAATGCCGGCCCCGATCAGGACTGCGAGATCGGCCGAAGAATAAGAAGTTGATTGACCCGACCCGGGTGTTCCGGATTTCTGACTGCCGATGACACTATAAAGCTGCTTATTAAGACTGGATTGCTCCGGAGACAGGTTCGCCAGGCGGCCGGCCGCGAAGCCCTGCGGCGACACCAATCGAACAACGTTATTGACCTGGTCGGACCACCATAGCCAGTCGCCAAACATGAGCTTGGCAGCATAGCTATCGAGGCCGGCCTGGGCTTTGACGTTGACCGCGTTCTGAATTGTATCGCCGGGTGGTCCGGTCAAAATCATATAAACGCCCTCTTGCAGACCGAATCCGGCCTGTGTCGTCCACTGGGTTGCATCAGTAGCGTCTGCCAGAAGGCCGATGCCGCAGCCCTGACCGCGCAACGCGTACATGCCGGCCCTGGGCGGTACATCCGAGCCTACGAGCTGGCTTGCGGCGACACCAGTTGCTCCATCGGACCCCGCTGTTCCGGCACCAAGCGTGATGGCAAAGCTGGATGGGGTGGCTATAGCACCACCGCTGCTCGCAATCACAAGCTGAGACGGACCACGCTGCGGGCCCTGCCCCCGATTGACCGCATCGGCCAGTGCTGTCCAGAAAGCCGCTCCTGACCCTCCAATGTTATCATATAGTTCGGGCTGAAGCCCGGGGAGGAGTGTCGTCAGACGCCACGTGTTGGCCTGGGAACCAGCGTTTAGTGCCAGCACAACCTGGTTTCCCAGTGAGCCGGTATACAACGCGGTAAACGTAAATGTCGTGTTGGGGACCGCGACCTGGGCGGCCGTATCGGTACCGTCGGTGACGCGAACGCACCGGAAGTTCTGCGCGCCCTGCTGTACAGCCGTCGCGACCTGAGTGCCCATGTCATATTGGCGGGCAATGACGGGGCCAAAGCTAGCCGCGTAATCGCCCATAGTGGCCACAATTACGGGCTGGCTGGCGGCTCCCCACGAGGCGGTACCAACCACGCCGACGACATTTGTCGGCACACCATTCAGTACGAGATTTTGTGGTGGGACTATCTGAACATAGAGATCCGGCACCACCAATGCGGTGGTGTTAAGGCTGCCTTGTTGAAAGATCGGCATAGACATCAATCCTTTTTCGCGGGCGCCGCGAGAACGCGTACCACAGAGTGCGCCCATTCGCTGTTGAGAACTTGCGCAATACGCGTTGGATCGGTGACCGTATCACCGCGGGCGAGGCCATCAAATGGCTTTACCACAATCAAGTGGATATTCATGGGTTCTCCGAAAATCAGGCCGTGAAATTGGCCGCGTTCAGCAACAAGTCACCAAACAACATCGCCGGTGGCGATGTGCTGATGATAGTCGGGTACTCAACCTGGTACAGCAGGTCGCGACGATAGAGCAGCGCGTCCTGAGATTGATCGAACGCGGTCGTTCCGGTGTAGGTCAGCTTGCCCATCGAGCCGTCGGAAAGAGTGATAAATACCGACTGTGCGAGTGCCAAGTCGATTGCAATAGCTGCTGCGTCACGCGACATCGGTGTTGGACACCAACAGGTAACACGAAAGATCTGTTCTTGTCGTCGAATCTCCTGCTGAGCGGACCCGTCCGCGACCACGCGGGCTATCAAGTCGCCGGTGCCGGGAATAATTAGCGTGGAGCCCGACAATTGAACGATTGCATTTGCTCGGACTAGAGTTGCCAAGTTAGCTGCAACCAGGGCCGGACTGTCGCCGGGTTGAATACGGTAGGCATAACTTTCGCCACTTTGGCCGCCAACGAGAATTCCGACCACTTGGCCGAGGACCGCGGAACCCCCGAACGTCACTGAGGTACCTGATACCGACGCGGTTAGAGTCGGTTGAGTCGGACTGCCGCACCGGTTTTGGGTGTATCGCGTTGTGGTGCGCGCGTGGCCGGCCGCGGGAAACACCGTGACGTTGATCCGCCCCGCGGTAAGGTCTGCGTCGAGCGCAGCCGAGCTCGGCCAGCCTCGATAAATACGACAATCAGGTCCCGGAACGCTTGGTGAGTTGGTGCCGCTCGGGTAGAGAGCAGCCGAAGCTAGCGCGACCAGTGCGTTCTCCACATCGGATTCGTCTGCCATCAGGTCGCAGCCTGCTTGACGGAAAGACGCCAGCCCAGGTTCGTCAACTCTGCTGACGAAACAACAGCATTGCGCCCTAGATCGTCGGTCATCAGATCGGCGACGAGAAGGACGACATCAGGCTGGGCGGGCAGTAGCACGGTCCAATGCGACACTGATGAATCGCCGGGAAGATCGGCTGACGGGGTCCCCCCGATTGAGGCAGCTCGGACACTGGCTGGCCAGTTCGTCAGCAGGGGCATGTTGGTTGCGGTAGTGACCCCACCATACGTATTCACGCCGCTGGCGGTTGGCGCGGCGGGACGGGTAAACGATACCATCCGATCTGCGCGGACACATAGGACCGGCATCAGAGATTGCTGAGCAGCAATGAACCAGGTGCCACTCTGCTGCACCAAGTAGTCTCCGACGCGGGTATACGCGGAGTCGAAGATGCCATTCCATAGCGAGTGATCATAGGTGTTAGGTCGCTCGAACCCTCCGTGCACGTTACTGAATGCGGCGCGCAGACGAAGGAACCGATTGACAGGACGCAGCGGCTCCATAGCGCCCGAAGGTCGATAGGCATCCGTGGGTGCCCCAACGGATCGCGCGGCGACGTTCAGGCCCCAACTGATCCGATCCTGGAGGCGGGATTCGTCCATTTAAACCACGAAACTGATGCCGCCGTCGGTCAGTGCGGGCCCAGCAGGAATGCCAAGAAAGCCACAAAGACGACGACACCAACTGTCGAAAAGACGGGTGCGATCACGCGTCTCATCACGATTGTGGGTCCACACGGCGGCTTGATCCGTGTCCAGATTTTCGCCGGAGCGCGGGACGGCAGCTTCCAGGCCATGCAATGCGACGAGATACCGCCGCGCGATGCCAGTCTCGGCTTGCGAGAGGTTGTTCATGCGAAATTCCAGCAGGCCGTAGACTTGGTAAAATCGCCACGTCTGAAATCCGACGGGCGCTGCCCCATACGCCGGATAACCGCAATATCGGCGAACATCAGTCTTTTCAGCGTCAGTGAGAGGAATCACAGAAAGGATCCGTCACCACGGGTCAGAAGAACCGCGCCGCTGCCCGAAGCCAATACGGCGGCAGCGTATGCAATGAGGCTGTTCACCGCGAGCATGATACGGGCATTCGGCAGAACGGGCATGTCGGCCGCGGACGCGGTTACCGACGGGTCCGCGCCGAATCGGACGTAGGTGATTGCAGCAGTCGTGTTGGTTACCACGACAGAATCACCGCCCCCAGCCAGCTGGACGCTGGCTGAGGTAGTGCCGGCACTGATCGAAACCGTCCCGGTCGGCCGGAACGGCGTAACGGATCCTGTGGCCATAGCTGTTTTATCCCGGCCAATTAACCGATATGCTCGACCATCACCGCGCGCTTAAACGCAGCGTTGGTTGCGGTAGGTACGGTGGTTGGACTGGTGGTGGTGTCGGATGGCGCGCAGTAGCCGCCCATCCAATACCACGACTGGGCGATGATCTGCTGCAGCCGGTCGATCGGCTCGCGGGTAACCATCGCCACACCATCGACCACCGCGACAATCGAATCAGCGGGGGCAACGTCGTCGGCTGCCATGCCAGCAAATGTACCCTCGATCAGCGCACCCTGACCACAAATGATCGGGCGACGGATCAATAGGCCTGCGAGCGTGGGGTGTGACTGAACAAAAGCTTCGGTCGTGGGCATGAAGCGCAAGCCCAAGAAGTCATTCGTCATGCCTTTGCGAAACACTTGATTTGCGGATGTCGCACCCTGAAACAGCTGCTTGAAATCGGGATCCGCAAACAGCTGACGGGCTGAGACCGGATCGAGATAGCAATTGTAAGCTCCGTCGATTTCCGGCACTGCATTCACGCGGAGCTTTGCGACGGCGTCGAGCAAATTGGCCATCACGAGCGTGTCGCCTGCAACCAATGCACAGCTGTTGGACCGCTGCGAAGGGCGCACAATAACTGATGCGTTCGCCGACACGATCGGGTTTGCGGCTGTGCCATCGCTCACAGAAACATTCCCGGAAAAGGTCAGTACACCAGAGATACCATTGGGCGCTGTCGATACGTTGGTCGTATCGGCGGCCGCGGTGACGAGGGTATAGGCGTCCACGCCGACGGTAACCGTAAGGGGGTTTGAACTGCTGACCGACTGCTGCACGCCGTTCACGAACGCGTTCTGGAAACCGCGGATATCGTCAACCGACACCGCCGGACCAGCACTTGACAACGTGACGCGCACACGCGTGTTGCCTCCAAAGTAGGAATTGAAAAGCGCATTCCGTGCCAGTTCATCCAAGCTGCGGGCCGCCTGCTCGCCGTTTACATAGGCATTTTGCAGGAACTGCGAGGCGATACCCACGCGATTAGTGACCATGTTGAGGTCGGTCGTCGCCGCGTAGTGATTGATCGTGATCGTGTACTGCTCCACTCCCCAGGTGGTCGGTGTCAGGCCGTTATCGAAATTCGTATTCGTATTCGGAGCCAACGGCGTTGTAACGGTCGGTTTCAGTCCGGCTCGCGTCTTGGTTAGGGTCTCACCAATGCCGACCGCGAACTCCTCACGATCTGCGCAGGCGCGATAGCCTAGGCGGGAGTGGAGCGCCTGCATAAACTCGCGCTCCAGAAAGCCCTGCTGGATGATCGGCTGCAGAGCGGCCGGAAAGTTCTGAATTCCCATTTGAAGCAATCCCTCGATATGTCAGTGTACCAACCCGAACGATCAATTAATCTCGCCGATGTATGTCTAACCCCGATTCCTCACAACAGCCTGCCGCGCCGTGCGGTACTCGGCATCCGTCATTTCGGTCGCTAATTTTTGCCGAAGTGCCTGAGCCGGCGGTGGAATCGCTGTGCTGGACAACGAAGCCGCCGCGAATAGCCATGGTTTGGCTTTCTTGAGTCGCGCCATCAGTGCTGGCGCGCCCTCGACCTCGCCGCCCGCATCTAGCTTCACTTCGGAAGGGTCGATGAGCTTGAGCCCATCGAGATCAACCATGCCGGCACGAACAGCCTCGACCTTCAGTCCGGCTCGAATGAGCTGAGCTTCGGTACGCAGTTGCACCTCTGCGAGTTGACGTTCCAGAGCCTCAGCTCGAGCCCGTAGCTCTTCGAGAGGATCATTTGCGGCAGTCGGCGTAGGAGTGTCGTCTGACATCAATTTTCCTTGTCCAATACAAGATCTTCGGAAATTCGGGAAAGCTCCGCAGGAACATCTTCAATGTCATAGGTATCGGCGATCGACTTCACCGCGGACTCGCGACTGATGAGACCCGCAGCCGCAAGGGTCGACAGTGTCTGCGCGTCCTTTTGGCGATCATCAGAGGTCGGGGCGTACCAACGCGGCCACTTCAGCGAAAGGCGCGTGGTAGGGTCCAGGCCCGATATCTGACTACCCATTATGTTCAGCTGGTACAGCTGCGTGGCGCGAAGGATCATCCCAGCGAGCTGGAGCAGCGCACCTTCACCATAGCTGATACGCAGATTGTCGGCGAGCCAGATAAGCCCCTGGTTCAGCAGTTCCAGGGCACGGCCGGACTGTGCCGCCGTCAACCGATCCGCACTGGCCCTATTGCCATGCACACTTTCGAGAGCCATCTCACGCAGGACACGCACGTAGTCGATCACCGCGGCGGACGCAGTCCCACCTATCTCAAGCAGCTTGGCATCGCCTTTCTCGCTGACAACGAGCGCGTTGCCGGCACCCTTGACGATTTCTGAGTCGGTCGTCGCGGGTTCCTTGATCAGCAAGGTGGGGTCGCTGCTGTACTTCAATCCGCGGCCGGCCTGGCTGAGCTGATAGTCAATCTCGATTTGTGTTTCTATTGCAGCTCGAAATGTGCATGCTCCATCATTCGGGTCGCCGCTGGCGGAGGGCCCCGGCAGATTGCGAATCCAGACGAGGGGCACGAAACCGAGGCCGTGACGGACGCTTCTGGAAGGGTCAACCAGCGGCTCGATGACCTCGCCGACCGGATAGGGTACGAACCACGTCTCGTTCTGCGTATCCCAACACCTCATGAACCAATAGTCGTCCGTGGCATCGACGACATCGTAGCCGTTTGTGGCAAGTGTCTGACCCGAGACTTTGTATTTCTCGGTTACTCGAACCAGCATGTCGGGCGCTTCGACGTCCCAAGTTGGCGTGAGATAGGAGGTGTCGAGGACGTCGAGGAACACGCGACCGCGAAGGAGGCGTAGCAAGATCGCAACCGATCCAATCGAACCTCGAATTGCGGCATCTATCATGACCTGGTTGAGACGCGTCTCTTTAACCACATTTGCGAGGAACGCGGTCGCTGCTAGGTCCGGGCAGTCGATCGTAGGAAAATGTCCCTCACTGAATAACAGAGATACGCTGTCTTCGACTACGACGCGGCATAGCGCATACCTAACGCTTGGGCGCCGATTGCGCAAGGGAATGTACTCGCCGGCACCGGTACGTTCCTGATGAAATTGGTACGGCAAAACATCATATAATGTGCCATTTAGCACTCGTCGAAGTATATCGAGAGAGCGTGTACGCGGTGAATAATCGCCATCGCGCGGGATGAACTCACAAATAGTATCGAACATCGGGTCCCCGCGGCGGGCTAGCCATGAAAGATAGCATAACTTCGCTGCCTAACGTGCAAGGTGCGTCGTCTTGAGGCGACGAGTGGGCGCGCCGGACTGAGTTAGCATGGAAAATGCTCGTGACAGTGCATCGACCTGATCGTCCTTGCGACCGTCGGGAAAATCACCCAACTCGTCCAGAAACGCATGGTTCCATCTGCTCTGCACGATCGCAAAGCTTCGGGCTTCGACTTGCGACGCTACGGGCATCGCGCGCGTCATCTTGGAACCGGTCTCCCGCGACGATGTGACGTAATATCCGGCAAGAAGTCGAGAAAAATAAGCCACCTGAGCCTTCCCTGCTTGGCCGGGATCTTCCGGCAAGCCGATCGAGACCGACCGACCATCCCGCTGGGCCGTCGAGACAACTGTCGCCGTGACTTCGTGCGGGCTGCCACGCAACCGAACAATGTCCAATACGACATAGCGGCCAGTATTGACGGCGAGGAGCTTCAACCCCACCGTCCAGTCCGGATCGGTGCCGCTGGTCGCCGCTGTGGACGCAAGGTCCCAAGCTCGGACAACGCGGCCGTTGCCAATTTCGGGCCCGTCGCTCAGGGTGTCGATGCGATCGCAGCGGAATAGACCACCTTCGATCGTCTCAGGGGACTGCTGATACATCGAGTACCAAACTCGTTCCCCGACCGACGCACGCTTGCCGAGCAAACCCGATACGTCCTCCCACTCCGGCCATATTGGAGCGCCGAGGCAACGACCGACGGGATCGTCGCTCTCGGCGAACCCCGCCAACCTGAGGATGCGCCATTCGGCGCGGTCAAGTGCCTGGAGGCGCCCTCCAATATCGTCTTCGTGCCACCGGGTCATCACCAGCACAACGCGACCGCGTGGCTTGAGGCGAGTGAGCAGTTCCGATTGAAGCCAACTCCAGAGTTTTTCGCGAAGTCGCGCGTTGGTAACCTCGGCCTGTGATTTGATCGGATCGTCGATCAGGGCGAGATCGGCTCGTCGACCAGTAATCGGGCCGCGAACCCCACAGACAAAGTATTCGCCGCCGCTGGTTGTTCGCCAGTACCCTGCGGCACGGCTATCTTGCACCAACTCGTACCCCAGGCGCAGCCGACGGTCCGCAATCAGATTGCGGACTTGTCGGCCGAAGTGCTCGCCCAGGCTTGCCGTATGCGAGACACCGATGACCGAACTTCGCGGATGTTGGGTGAACCACCAAGCTGGGAACAGGATCGATGCATAGGTCGATTTTGCTGACCCCGGTGGCATCAGCACAATGAGCCGGGCGTTGGCGCCCGTGCTGATTTCCTGCAGCTCGCGAATGAGTGCATGGTGATGCGCCGCTGGTTCTTGATCTACTGGGCTGAGGGCGCACTTCGTCCATTCGGTCAGACTGTCGCGAATCAAGCCCCGCAATGGTGTCTCGCGTGCCACACCGAGAAGGTCGGGGGGCACACTCGACAT